TCCCTAACACCCACCCGAGGGGGGAGGCCCGGTATGGCTTTGGAGTCCCCCCGGCTGTCTAGGTCTACTATTCCGCGTAAATACTCGCCGCACCCTCAAACATACTTATAAAAACTATAGTCATACAGAAATCAAAAAAAGACAAAAACTCCACGTGACATATGTATGTATAAGTTGTTTTAAGTTAATACTCCACGTAGCGTTTTTTAAAAGTAATAGTACCCCCCCCCCTTGTTAAATCTAGCCGGTTATAGTTACCCCCACCCCCCTTATATATAGAAAGCCCCCCGTCAACGTTTGACATCCTTTGTTTATTTGTTATATTTAGCTCTCGGTCTTATTGGACTTGCGAAAATGGAACACGTCATACATATAGAACCTGAGCTTGGGGTGCCGTTACCACCGGACATAAAGTATTACGACTTACGGCAACGTGCGGAAGCTGCATGTAAATCCATCAAACTGCTGGAGGAGCATGGCTTGGAAACTGATAACACCCAAGAAGATAAGGAAACGGCGGCGGAAATAACCAAAGCCTATGCCGCAAACCCTATAAAGGCATCAAAAGCAGTCAGTACAGCACGTGCAGCTATGCTGACACCGGAATCATTAAAGAATATCCGTGCATATTTAGACGAATATGGACGTGCAGTGGTCACTAAAGCCATTGAAATCCGTCATACCGTCACAAATCGGCTATTAGAAGAGTCAAGAAACCCCGATCCTCGGGTAAGAATCCGTGCATTAGAGCTTTTGGGTAAGGTTTCTGACGTTGGATTGTTTACAGACAGGTCTGAAGTCACTATTACGCACCAAACAACCGATGAAGTGCGAGAAAGACTGCGAGAAAAGCTCCAAAGGCTGATTAAGCCTTCAGATGACAGCCCTTATGTGGTCGAAACAGACAATAATATCGTCGATGTGGACGAAGAATTGGGGATAAAAGTCAAATATGACCCCGAAAACCCCCCTAAAACTGACGAATGAACGCAGCTTTAGACTTTTCTGATGCAGATATCCAGCAAATGCTGGACAATTTGGACGCTTTTACCCCCGAAGAACAGGCAGAAATTGAAAAACTTGCCGATATTCTTGAGGAAAGAAAGACTGCGGCAGCTTGTTATAACGACTTAATTGAGTTTTGTAAGCACATGCAGTCCGACTATAAAGTCGGAAAACACCATCGAATATTGGCAAATCTGCTGATGGACGCTGCCATGGGTAAAAAAGATAGGGTGTGCGTAAATATGCCCCCTCGCCATGGTAAAAGTCAGCTTGTTTCTATTTACTTTCCTGCGTGGTTTATGGGGAGATTCCCCAATAAAAAGATCCTGATGGTGTCGCATACCACCGATCTAGCCGTCGATTTTGGTCGGAAAGTCAGGAATATTATTGACGATGTGCGTTATAAGCAGGTGTTCCCTAACGTATCGCTTGCTAGTGATTCAAAAAGTGCGGGGCGGTGGAACACCAATATGGGTGGAGAGTATTTCGCCTGTGGCGTTGGTTCAGCGTTGGCTGGACGTGGTGCAGACTTGTTATTAGTTGATGACCCACACAACGAGCAAGATATTATCAATGGCAACTTCGATGTGTTTGAGAAGGCTTATGAATGGTTCACGTACGGTGCGCGAACTCGTTTGATGCCCGGAGGACGCGTTGCAATTGTTCAAACCCGTTGGCATCAGGATGATTTAACGGGGCGCGTGACCCGCGACATGGGTATGAATGAAGGTGCAGATAGCTACGAGGTCGTCGAGTTCCCGGCTATATTTAATGCAGGGTCAGCTAATGAAAAGGCGTTATGGCCTGAGTTTTTTGATATACCTGCGCTGCACCGCACAAAAGCTTCCATGCCGGTATTCCAGTGGAATGCACAGTACCAGCAAAACCCGACAGCAGAAGAAGCCTCTGTTATTAAACGGGACTGGTGGAATATCTGGGAAAAAGAAGACCCACCCAAATGCGAATACATCATCATGACGCTGGATGCAGCGGCTGAAACCCATAATCGTGCTGACTTTACGGCGCTGACGGTATGGGGGGTGTTTATGAATGATGACCCGGATACGGAAGCGCCGAACACCCACAACGTTATTTTACTTAATGCGATCAAAAAACGTGTGGAGTTTCCCGAGTTAAAAGAACTTGCCATGGAGCAGTGGCAGGAATGGGAACCTGATTCGTTTATTGTGGAAAAGAAAGTCTCAGGGACTGCGTTATATCAGGAATTGCGAAGGACGGGCATACCCGTTAATGAATACACCCCCCACCGAGGTAGCGGCGACAAGCTGGCGAGATTAAACTCCGTGTCGGATATCGTGAAGTCAGGTTTATGTTGGATTCCACAAACACGCTGGGGCGAGGAAGTCATCGAGGAAATTGCAGGTTTTCCGTTTATGGCCCACGATGACTTGGTGGATACAACCACAATGGCTTTAATGCGGTTCCGACAAGGCGGGTTTATCCGGTTGCCTAGCGATGAGCCTGATGAGATTCAATACTTCAAGCGCCGTAAGGGTGGCTATTATTAAGGAACGACGATGACTACCAGTGGGATATTTAAAGGACTTTATGCCGCGCCTCAAGGACTTGAAGCAGATGACGAGCAAGGCATGGAAATTGATATTGTTAACCCCGACATCGTGACGTTAGACGATGGGAGTGTAGAGATCACACTGATACCCGAGGATGAAGAGTCTGAAGGTGGGTTTGACGAAAATCTTGCTGACACCCTTGATGAAGGTGCTGTGCAGGAGATTGCAAACGAGTTGCTTGGGCTTATCGATGCAGACATATCCTCCCGTAAAGAATGGGCAGATACGTTTGTTAAAGGTCTTGAGGTGTTGGGGTTCCGGTACGAAGAGCGAACTGAGCCTTGGGACGACGCTTGCGGCGTGTATTCAACCGTCTTAGCTGAAGCAGCCATCCGCTTCCAAGCGGAAACCATGAGTGAAACATTCCCGGCATCTGGGCCTGTAAAGACTAAGATCTTAGGGAAGATCACTAAAGAAAAGGAAGAAGCCGCCCAGCGTGTCAAAGAAGACATGAATTATCAGTTGACCGAGCGGATGGTGGAGTATCGGTCAGAGCATGAGCGGATGCTCTACAGCCTTGGGCTGGCAGGGTCAGCATTTAAGAAAGTCTACTACGACCCGAGGTTTGGGCGGCAGGTGTCTATTTATATACCTGCGGAAGATGTGATCGTGCCTTATGGTGCGTCGCACATTGAAACTGCCGAGCGGGTTACGCACGTGATGCGTAAGACCAAGGTTGAAGTTGAACAGCTAATGGCAAACGGGTTTTACCGAGAGTTAGACCTAGGTGAGCCGCAGTCATTCCACACCGATATCGAGAAAAAGAAAGCCGAAGAAGGTGGGTACACCCTGACTAACGACGACCGCTACACCCTGATGGAAGTGCATGTCACGATGACCATTGACGGGGTGGACGATGAAGAATCAGACCTTGCTAAGCCGTATGTCGTTACCATAGAGAAAGGCACCGGGGAGGTGCTGGCGATACGTAGAAATTGGAACCCCGATGACGAGTTAATGCTCAAGCGGGACCACTTTGTTCACTATATTTATATCCCCGGCTTTGGGTTCTATGGGCTTGGACTCATCCACATCATCGGGGGCTACGCCCGTGCGGGCACGTCACTCATCCGTCAGCTTGTGGATGCAGGGACACTTGCTAACTTGCCGGGGGGTCTGAAGTCCAGAGGGTTGCGGATAAAAGGCGACGACACACCGATTGCTCCGGGAGAGTGGCGGGACGTGGACGTGCCGGGGAATGCGATCAAGGACAACATTCTGCCGCTACCTTACAAAGAGCCTAGTGCTACGCTGCTAAATTTGTTGCAGCGCATCACGGATGAAGGTCGTCGGTTAGGGGCGATCAGTGACATGAACATCAGTGACATGTCAGCACAAGCTCCGGTTGGTACCACACTAGCGCTCTTGGAACGCACACTCAAGCCGATGGCAGCAGTACAGGCGCGGGTGCACTTTGCAATGAAGCAAGAGTTCAAACTCTTAAAAGCGATCATTGCTGATTACGCCCCAGAAGACTATGACTACGAGCCAGATACGGGAGTAGTCAGGGCCAGACGGTCTGATTACGCCACGGTAGAAGTTATACCCGTCAGCGATCCGAATGCAACGACGATGGCGCAGCGAGTGGTGCAGTTCCAAGCAGCGTTCCAGATGGCGCAAGGTGCCCCGCAGATTTACGACCTGCCATATTTACATCGACAAATGTTGGAGGTGTTAGGGGTTAAGAATGCAGACAAGATTGTCCCAACCAGTGAAGATCAGAAGCCGCGTGATCCGGTATTTGAAAACATGGCGGTACTTATTGGTAAACCTGTTAAAGCGTTTATCTACCAAGACCACGAGGCACACATTGCGACACATACTGCGTTTATGCAAGATCCGATGATTGCTCAGTCAATCGGGCAGAACCCCATGGGGCAGCAGATCATGGGTGCGTTGCAAGCGCACATTGCTGAACATTTGGGCTTTAGCTATCGCAAACAGATTGAAGAACGTCTGGGTGCTCCGCTACCACCCCCCGATGAGCCACTACCTGAAGAAGTTGAAGTTCAGTTGGCTAGGTTGGTTGCAGACGCAGGTAAACAACTTACAGCCGCTCATCAGCAGCAAGCTGCACAACAACAAGCGCAACAGCAAGCACAAGATCCGATGTTCCAGCTTGAGCAAGCCAAGTTGCAGATCCAGCAGATGGAAGTCCAAAGAAAGACCCAAAAAGACCAAACCGATGCCCAGATGGATGCGGCCAAGCTCAAACTTGAGAAGGACCGCGTACAGATAGAAGCTATGAAAGAAGCCACAAGAGTTAAATCTCAAGAAGGACAAGCGAAAGAAAAGCTCCGACTTGATGCGCTAAAGGTGTTGGCGATGCCAAAACCCGCAGTAAAACCGCCAACTAAGAAGGAATAACCCATGGCGAAAACCGTCTATGACGTGCTTATTAGTAAATTTAAAGAAGACGTAGCTGTTGCTACACAGTTTCTGGGGGACGGCTGCGCGAAAGATCACGCCGAATACCGGGAAATGGTGGGTTTTTTACGAGGTCTTAAGCTCACCATCCAAACCATAGAAGACCTCAAACGCTCCCAAATGAGAGAAGAAGACGATGACTGACAACCAAAACGCCGTGACTGACGAAGAACTTGAGCTGCAATTGCCTAAGCCTGTCGGATACCGGTTGCTTATTGCTTTACCTAAGATTGACGAAACCTTTGGCGATACAGGACTTTATAAAGCCGAAAAGACTGTTTATGAAGAAAAACTTCTGACAGTCGTGGGTTTGGTTTTAGATATGGGTGATCAAGCCTACAAAGACCCTGATCGTTATACATCAGGGCCGTGGTGCAAAGTGGGCGATTATGTGCTGTTTAGGGCTAACACAGGTACCCGATTTAGGGTAAATGGCGTTGAATATCGATTAATGAACGACGATTCAATTGAAGCAGTCGTTGCCGATCCGCGAGGCGTTTCGCGTGCGTAGGAGTTAATATGGCTTTGCAAAAAGTAGAGTTTTCTTTCCCTGATCCAGATAATCTGGCGGATGGTAAAGACGTAAAAGAAACTGAAAATGGTGGCGTGGAAATCGTTTTAGAGAGATCTAATAATGATAAATCGTCTGTCGAAACCCCTAAAAAACAGGCTAAATCTGACCCTGAAGTTGAAATAGAAGTCGTCGATGATCGTGCAGAAGACGATAAAAATCGACGTGAGATGCGTGATAAACCCATGGATATCACGGATCAAGAGCTGGAAAGCTATTCAGAAAAGGTGCGTAAACGCCTTCAGCATTTTTCTAAGGGGTATCACGACCAGCGGCGTACGGCAGAACAAGCTGCAAAAGAGCGAGAAGAAGCTTTACGTTACGCGCAGCAAATCGCTGAGGAAAATAAAAAGCTAAAGGATACTGTTACTAAAAATCAAGAAATACTTCTTGAGCAAGCTAAGAAACAAGCAGACGCTGACCTTCTTGTCGCTAAAAACAAATTTAAACGGGCTTATGACGCTGGAGATTCAAAAGCATTAGCAGATGCCCAAGAAGAAGTTGCAAAAGCGACACTAAAAGTTGAACGTGTTAACGATTTTAAACTTCCGACTTTACAAGACGAAGAAAATAATGTACAAACACAAATAACCGCCCCAACACCATCGGTTGACCCCCGAGCCACTGAATGGCAAAGCCAAAATAAGTGGTTCGGTGAAGATGATGAAATGACTAGCTTTGCGTTGGGGTTGCACCAAAAACTAGTCAAGCAAGGCGTCAATCCTCGGAGTGACGATTACTACGACACGATCAACCGTCGTATGCGACAAGTGTTCCCAGAAGCATTTACTCGTGCAGACGAAGATGACGACCGTCCAAGGCGGACAAATATCGTTGCTCCGGCTACTCGCAGCGTTGCGCCTAAAAAAATCACGCTGACACGTACACAAGTTGCCCTAGCTAAACGGTTAGGGGTGCCACTGGAAGAATACGCAAAACAAGTTGCTATTGAGTTAAGGAAACAAAATGGCTGAGAATAGAATAAACCGTGAATCTGAAACCCGTGAAAAAACGGCCCGCAAACGTAGCTGGGTTCGCCCAGAAACGCTACCTTCCCCAAAACCGGAAGAGGGCTATGAATTTCATTATGTACGAGTAAGCACTCGCGGCGAGGTCGATGCCATGAATGTGTCCTCAAAACTACGCGAAGGCTGGGAGCCTGTAAAAGCTGTGGACCATCCCGATATTTTTGTTGCTGGAGCCGACAATGAACGGTTCAAGGACAACATTTTGATCGGTGGGTTGTTGCTTTGCAAAACACCCAAGGAGTTTGTCGAAGATCGTAATGACTATTATCGTGATCAAGCGAGGAGTCAGATGATTTCGGTGGACAACAATTTAATGCGCGAAAATGACCCACGGATGCCGCTCTACAACGAGCGCAAAACTACGGTTTCATTTGGGCGCGGTGTTTAATATTTAGGAGCTTAATATGGCTTACCCGACTGTTTCAGCCCCTTATGGGCTAAAACCGATCAATTTGATCGGTGGTCAGGTCTTTGCCGGTGCTACTCGTCAACGTCGTATCGCATCCGCTGCTGATAGCATTGGGTTTGGTGATCCCGTCATCTTTGCAGCAGACGGCACCATTGCGGTATCGACTTCTACGACCACAGCACCTGCAACAGGCTTTGCTGGTGTTTTTCTAGGCTGTCAGTTTGTTTCTGCTGTTACAGGTCAACCTACTTGGTCTCAATCATGGATTAGTGGTACCGCAGTAAAGGCTAACACCTTTATTTACGCGTATATCTGTGAAGACCCAGATCAGTTGTTCCAAGTTGTTGGAGTATCTGGCACTACAGTTGTACCAACAAATAACGGCTTAACTTACAGCAATATCAACAACAATGTGGCGTTAGTGGCTAACCTGCTTAACACCAATACTGGCGACTCGCAGCAAGGTATTCTATATACCTCTGCCAACGTAACGGCAGCATTGCCTTTGCGTATTGTTGATCTGGTACCTGATACGGCGTTTGTTTCTGGTGGAGTAACTTACTTCCCTGAAGCGATTGTGAAGTTCAATATGCCGAACATCACAGGTTCTGCCTTCTTAGGTGGTCATGCCTACTACAACCCAACTGGTCTGTAAGGAGTAAATCATGACAATTTCACGTGCCCAGCTACTAAAAGAACTCCTTCCCGGCTTAAATGCGCTGTTTGGTTTGGAGTATAAGAAGTACGGCGAAGAACACAAAGAGATCTTTGAACAAGAGACCTCCGAGCGTTCGTTTGAAGAGGAGACCAAGCTCTCCGGCTTCAGCGCTGCTCCAGTCAAAAACGAAGGTGCGGCAATTTCGTACGATAACGCGCAAGAAGCTTGGACTGCTCGTTACGTACACGAGACCGTTGCAATGGGCTTTAGCCTGACAGAAGAAGCTATGGAGGACAACCTCTATGACTCGCTGTCTACTCGCTATACCAAAGCACTTGCTCGTGCCATGGCCTACACCAAGCAGGTTAAAGCTGCTTCGATCCTGAACAACGCCTTCACGGGCGGTCCTACCTATGGTGACGGACAAGTTCTGTGTTCGACAGCGCACCCGCTGGTATCTGGTGGTACTAACAGCAACACGCCTACCACACCTGCTGATCTTAACGAGACTTCTTTGGAATCTGCCGTTATCCAGATCGCTGCGTGGACGGACGAACGTGGGCTGTTGATCGCTGCTAAGCCCCGCAAACTCATTATCCCTCCTGCACTCATGTTCGTTGCTGAGCGTTTGCTTACAACTGAACTGCGTGTCGGTACCAACGATAATGACATTAACGCCCTGAAAGCCATGGGGTCCATTCCTGAAGGTCATGCAATTAACCACTATTTGACTGACCCCAACGCATGGTTCCTTATGACCGATGTGCCTAATGGACTGAAGCATTTTGTCCGCACTCCTTTGGCGAACAGCATGGACGCTGACTTCGATACAGGAAATGCGCGGTACAAAAGTCGTGAACGCTACTCGTTTGGCGTGAGCGATCCGCTCGGTATCTTTGGCTCGCCCGGAGCATAATCCGCGCACAGGAGGGGGTTGCAAAACCCCCTCTTTTATTTATACTGTAGGTATCTGGGAACCCAGCTTGCTAAACTGTCCCAGCAGACGATGCACCGATTAGCGAGCGACTTGTGCATAAGGAATTATCATGGCAGTTTCAACGACCCAATCGATTTGGCGATCTGGCGGCGGCGATCAAACTCGCGCTGCATATTGCGGTTCAGGCGTAATGGCCGCAACTTTTTATATCCCTGATGCAAGTGCTGCCGATAACGTGCAGGCTTCTTCGACCAACACTTCTACCGTAGTGCTACCTGCTGGCGCTGTCGTTACTCAAATTATTATTAATGATATTGGCACGGGCCAAATTGATTTGGGGTATACGGGTTCAGCTAACGGGCTTCTCGATAACGCTGCGGTCACGGCAATTACCTCTATTGCCCCCGGTGGCACAGGCGCTGGCGCTTCTTTGGGCACAATTCTTAACGCAACAAGTAATGTTACAGTTACTAATGCTGTTGGGGGCACTCCCGGAACCGGAACTGTGGGCGGGGTCATTATGTACTACGTCACTGATCCGTACGCAGGCCAACAAAACGTCTAATTAGGAGCGCATCATGACGATGCAAACAGACGTACTATCGTCGCATGTAGAGGCGACAGGCACTATGGTGTCCGGGCGTATTAGGATTAAGGGTTATCAGTGCCTCTCCGGGGGTACTGCCGGGGATATTATTTTCCGTGATGGCGGAGCAACCGGTACGATCCGCTTGCAGTTTAATATCCCTGCCAATACCAACAACCCGTTTTCAAATCTGATTCCCGGCGAAGGCATCCTGTTTTATACAGATGTGCATGTCACACTGCCGACTGCTGCGAAAGTCACGGTGTTCTATGGCTAAGTCTCCGGCATGGCAGCGCAAGGAAGGCAAAAGTCCCTCTGGTGGTTTGAATGCCAAAGGCAGAGCTTCTTACAACGCAGCGAATCCGGGGAAACCCGGACTCAAACCCCCACAGCCGGAAGGTGGTTCTCGTCGAGATTCTTTTTGCGCCCGGATGAAAGGGATGAAGAAGAAGTTGACGAGCGCCAAAACAGCCAGTGATCCTAATAGCCGCATAAATAAGTCACTGAGAGCATGGAAGTGTTAAATGGAAACGGGTACGCTGGTTTGGAATTTAATCACGTCGTTTTTAGTGGGGCTGGTGATGTTCATGCTGAAGAACTCTTCTGATGAACAAAAACGCATTCAGATCCTGCTAAATCGAACTCGGGAGGAAATAGCCCGTGATCACATCACTCGTGCAGAAGTTAGGCAAGACCTTGAGAAGATTATGGAACGCTTCGATACAGGCTTTGAAAGGCTTGAAACAAAGATTGATGCCCTCGCCAAAAAAGGATGATGGAAATGAAAAAGCGAGTTAAATTTGGTGAGGGTGGAGAAACCACCAAAGAAAAAGAATCCGAGTACGAAAAATTTAATAAAGGTAAAGACCGCAAATTGACTATGGCTGAAAAAGCACTGTCATATCCTGCGCGTGTTGCAATCTTAGGGGGTGCCGCTGCGGGTAAAGCCGCTGATCAGGCACTGTACAACTCCGGGCTTACGGATAAAACCAATCCACGGTTTTCTAAAGAAACTCGTGAGGGGCGCGGTTACGAAGAAGCCAAAAAATTAGGGCGCAAAGCTATTGGGCTTGATTCTTTAGACGAGCCCGAAGGTAAGAAAAAAGGCGGTAAAGTAGGTTCAGTTTCTAAACGTGCTGATGGTATTGCCAGAAAAGGCAAAACTCGCGGTAAATTTGTATAACGAGGTTTATCATGGCGATAGTAAATAATGTACCAAGCCCTCCAGATATGGACTCATCCAAGTATGAGCCGGATCTGAACAAACCCAAAAAACCCAAACCCAAGCCTAAGCCCAAACCCAGACCCAAGACGGCAGATATGGGCATTATGGATACGATGAGCGAAGAAGTTTTTACTGCTAAACGCGGGGGTTCTGTCGGCTCAGCTTCCAAACGTGCTGATGGTATTGCCAAAAAAGGTAAAACTCGCGGGAAAATGATTTAATGCCTACCGTAAGTGACAAACAAGAAAGGTTTATGCAAGCGGTAGCGCATAACCCTAAGTTTGCTAAGAAGGCTGGAGTCCCTCAATCTGTTGGTAAAGAATTTACAAAGAAGGAAGGTGGTCAAGTGAAAGAATCTAAAGGCATGATGAAAAAAGAGCTGTCCTTCATGAAAAAGAAGGGTGCCCCCAAGTCCATGGTTAAACATGAAGCAGCCGAAATGGGTGCTATGAAGAAAGGTGGCAAAGTTAAGAAATATGCTGCTGGTGGATTAGCCGCAGGGCACAAAGCTGCCGATGGTATTGCTAAAAAAGGCAAAACCAAAGCTAAAGAAGTTAAGATGTACGGCGGCGGTAAGGCGTGCTGAGATGATGTCGTCACGCGGGATGGGGGCAATCATGCCCTCTAAAATGCCTAAACCTAAACTCAAGAAACGTCGGGATGATACTGACTTTACTGAGTATGCGGAGGGTGGGGAAGTTTGGGATAAACCTAATCCTGCAAAGAAACATAAAAAGCTCAGCCCTGCTAAAAAATCAGCCGCTAAAGCGGCGGCAAAATCTGCCGGTAGACCTTATCCAAACCTGATTGATAACATGCGAATGGCGCGTAAATGACCACTAGTGGCACCACAGATTTCACCCTTGACTTCACGGAAATAGCCGAAGAAGCTTGGGAACGTGCTGGCCGCGAAATGCGGTCTGGGTACGATTTACGTACCGCACGGCGCTCTATGAATCTGATGACCATCGAGTGGCAAAACCGTGGCATCAATATGTGGACGATTGAGCAAGGTGCGATTACCTTGACTCCGGGTATTAACACCTATGCACTTCCACTAGATACGATTGACCTGCTTGAGCACGTGATACGCACGGGCGGAAATACTGCTTCGACTCAGGCTGATTTAAATATCACGCGGATCAGCGTATCAACTTACGCTACGATTCCTAATAAATTGGCTCCCGGACGGCCTATCCAAGTGTGGATTCAGCGGCTTTCTGGTGTGGTTTCCCCAACAGGGGCAACTTTGAACGGCACGATTAATGCCTCAACCACAACCATTACGCTCACAAGCACTGCTAACTTACCCTACGCTGGGTTTGTCCGTATTGACAATGAAGACATTCTTTACCAGTGGTTGAGTGGTAATACCCTTGGGGGTGTGGTACGAGGGCAAAACGGTACGACTGCCGCAAGCCATACCACTGGAGCGACAATCTACAACCCCAATTTACCCGCCATTACCGTCTGGCTGACACCGGATAATTCACAAACTTATCAATTTGTTTACTGGCGGTTACGGCGTGTACAAGACGCTGGGGCGGGTATTCAAACTGCGGACATGAATTTTAGGTTCCTCCCGTGCGTGGTATCCGGGCTGGCGTACTACATCGCTATGAAAGTGCCGGAATTGGCTGAAAGATTGCCAATGCTAAAGGCTGCATACGATGAGCAATTTGACCTTGCTGCTGGGGAAGATAGAGAAAAAGCAGCGGTTCGGTTTGTTCCGCGCCGTCAGTTTATTGGTCGAGGTATGTAGTGGGTAATCGGTTTGCTTCAGGCAAATGGGCGATTGCCATGTGTGATCGCTGCGGGTTTCAGTTCCGTCTTCGTAGTCTCAAAGAAGAAATTATTAAGACAAAGCGGTATAACATTTTAGTATGTGAAGAATGTTGGGACCCCGATCAGCCGCAATTGCAGCTTGGTATGTATCCTGTGGATGACCCTCAAGCGTTACGTAACCCTCGACGAGACACTACTTATGTGACTGCGGGGGTAAACGCAGCGGGTAATCTTACCGGCGGGTCGAGAGATATACAGTGGGGGTGGAACCCTGTAGGCGGGGCAAGTGCTTATGATGCGGGGATTACGCCTAATTACTTGGTCGCTACTGCAAGTATTGGTACAGTTACGGTATCTTAAAAGGAGTTGTTATGGATACGAAAGAAGCACTTACGGCGCACATGAAAAAAGGTAAAAACGCTCACCCCGATGCTAATGTAAAGAAGTTAGCTAAAGGTGGCCCTACCAGTGCAAATATGAAAGCCATGGGGCGTAACTTAGCCCGAGCCGCTAACCAGCGCGGAACTTCTCGTGGGAGATAACATGAGCAAAATTAAATCAGTCCCTGTACCTGTGGTCGGGGAAGAGTCAGCAGTTAAATCTTTAGATGATTTAGTCATTTCCGTGGGTAATTATCGTAGTCGTGACTACCCTCCCGTTAAAACTTCGGGTATTGTCGTTCGTGGCGGTAAGGCACAAACTAAGGGTAAAATGGCGCGTGGGCCAATGGCATAACTATGAATTACGCTGAGTTAAAGCAAAACATCAAAGACATCTGTGAGAATGAATTCACAGAGAATGCTTTGGACATGTTTACTCAGCAAGCTGAGCAAAAGATCTACAACACTGTTCAGTTAGCCAACTTACGGAAAAACGTTGCTGGATCGCTATCCGCAAATAATAAGTATTTACAGTGCCCGGATGATTTTTTGTCTATGTATTCTTTGGCCGTAATTAAGCCAAATGGGGAGTATTTGTACCTGATCAACAAAGACGTTAACTTTATCAGGGAAGCTTACCCCGGACCTACAGATACAGGACTCCCAAAACATTACGCTATTTTTGGCCCTACCACTAACAACGTTGACCAATTAGTGTTTATATTAGGCCCAACGCCAAATTTAGGGTATGGCATGGAAATGCACTACTATTATTACCCAGAATCAATTGTGACTGCGGGCACTACTTGGTTGGGTGAGAATTTTGACTCCGCGCTGCTCAATGGTGCTTTGATTGAAGCTATTCGTTTTATGAAGGGCGAAGAAGCAGACGTGGTAAATTACCAAAAACTTTATCTGCAAGCCATAACGCTACTGAAACAGCTTGGCGATGGTAAGCAGCGCATGGACGCGTACAGGGATGGGCAGTATAGGATGCCAGTGTCGTGAGTATTCTTCAGACTCAAACCACAAGCTTTAAACAAGAGTTGTATCAAGGTATTCATGACTTGACAACTGACAATATTTATATTGCGCTTTTTACCGCCGCTGCAAATCTTAACGAGGCAACTACAACATATTCTTCAGCTAACGAAGTATCAGGTACTGGGTACTCCCCCGGTGGGGTGCAGATGTCAGGTATTTCAATAAGTTCTTCAGGATTTACAGCGTTTGTTAATTTTGCTAACGTTGTATTTAACGCGGCAGTTACTGCGCGTTGTGCGTTGATCTACAATGCAAGTAAAGCAAATAGGTCAATAGCGGTGTTAGACTTTGGCTCTGATAAAAGTTCTGCCAATTTTACAATCACGATGCCTGTAGCTTCCGCTACTACTGCATTGATAAGATCTTCCAATTAATTACTAGGAGTTTATGATGGAAAACAGCAAAGTAAGTGATTCATTCACCAGTGAAATAATTACCCGCCCCGGTTCAGATGAGCAGCTTATAGCAATGGGTGAGTATTTCTTTGAGTGCTATGACAAAGACGGCAACCTTAAATGGACGGATACGGCAAAGAATACCGTTGTAAGTACGGGCTTACAAAATATGTGTGGAGTTGGATTGGATGGAACAACTACTCGATACACCACTTGGTATGTTGGGTTAAAAGGTGCTGGTACAGTTGTACCCGGAGATACCTTATCAAGTCATGCGGGCTGGGCAGAGTTTGCTGCGAGCACTGCCTATAGTGGAAACCGCCCTGCGTTTGTACCTAACACCGCTGCAACAACGGCTACACCCTCTGTGGTAACAAATAGCTCATCTAAAGCCTCGTTTAGTATTCTACAGTCTAACACGGTAACTGGGGCGATGTTATGTTCCGTGGCTTCAGGAACAGCAGCCCCTAACATTTTATTTTCTGCCGGAGACTTTGCGACCTCAAGAACGGTAGCTAACGGCGACACGTTGCAAGTAACGTATCAGTTCAGCTTGACTGCATAATGGCTTTCGTTGTTGCAGATCGTGTACAGGAAACCACAGTCAGCACTGGCACAGGGACAATAAACCTAGGCGGTGTTGTAACTGGGTTTCAATCGTTTGCTGTCATTGGTAGCGGCAATACGACCACGTACACAATCGCGGATGCCACCGGTTCTGACTGGGAAGTTGGAATCGGAACTTATACTTCAGGTACTCCCGCGACCCTATCGCGGGATACGGTGCTGTCTTCCAGCAACTCAGGAAGTCTTGTGAACTTTAGCGCTGGTACAAAAAACGTATTCGTAACGCTACCCGCTGAAAGATCTACTAACTACGCATATGGCACAACAATAATCTTTGGGGGCTAGCTATGGCTGCGCCGAATCTACTTAATTTGACGACTGCCACAGGAAAGACGGCTGGTTTGGCGGTAGGAACTTCAGCTTCACCAATTGTAAGTAACGCTGCAGCTTCTGGTAAGTGCCTAAAGATAAATACGTTAGTGATAGCAAACACAACCGCCAATAACGTAACAGTTACCGTTGATGTATATAAAAATGCAGCAACCTCTTTTGTTCTCACGTCAGCGGTTTACATACCCCCAAATGCTTCATTAGTTGTTATAGGGAAAACCGAGACACAAATATATTTAGAAGAAAACGATAGTTTGAGAGTTCTTTCTGGAACTGCCTCGGCGTTAGTTGCAGTATGCTCTTATGAGGAGTTGTCATAAATGCCCGTTGGATTAGGTGTAAACGGTGGTGTTTTTGGCGCTGTTAATTTACCGGCAAACGGCGTTGCGCGAGGTGTGTGGACAATTAACGAACAGTTCCGCGCCCTAGACAGTGATACTTGGCCCGGACCAATACCTACTACAGTAGAATATTTAGTTCTTGCTGGCGGCGCTAGTGGTGGGCGCGGAGGTGGATCGGGAAGCGTAGGCGGGGGTGGCGGCGCTGGTGGTTACCGCACAGGAAACATAACCAGTATTGCTAGTGGGCAGATTTTTACAATAACGGTGGGCGCAGCCGGTGCCCAAAAAACTGCAAGCGGTACCGGAAATCCGGGTTTTAATTCATCAATAACAGCTCCAGCTACAAGCCCAGCACCTTCTTATTCAATATCATCAACAGGCGGTGGTGGGGGCGGCGCAAACGCCGGAGTAGGTGCATCGGGGGGGTCGGGTGGTGGCGGCGGGAACAACCCAGTAACGGCTGGCTCTGGATCACCACCTCAAGGCAATAATGGTGGTACGGGTAGTAATACAAACCCAGCGGCTGGTGGTGGTGGCGGTGGTGGTATAGGGTCGGCTGGCTCTATTGGATCAGGCACTGCTGGAGGCAATGGAGGTACAGGCACAACAAACTCTATAACAGGATCTTCAGTTACTTATGCTGGTGGTGGCGGCGGTGGGTGTACGGCAGGCAGACCGGCAGGTTCTGGAGGATCTGGGGCCGGAGGCAATGGTGGCGCAGGCGCTGCTGGTAGTGCAGCTCCTAATGCGTTTACAGGAAGTGGCGGTGGTGGAGGGCAGGGAACGTCAACAGGTTATGGAGGTGCGGGATCTTCTGGCATTGTTGCTCTTAAGTTTTCAACAGCTTTTGGCGCTCCTACAACAACTACAGGCGTTGCTACTGGGTATCCAATAGTAGCTGGCGGGTATCGTATTTATGTATGGCAAGGCAACGGTACCATAGGATGGACGTGATGAATGTACACAATCTATTCCCAACGCCAATTGGTTTCTTTGATCGTGCTATTACAGACGAAGAAAAATTATTTATTTTAAATTTAGAGCAAAGACCTAATCTAGGTAACACAACAAGTACAAATAATAAGATTTTAAATGGGATGACGGCGCTACGCTCATTTATAGAAGAAAGCGTCAATTTGTACTTCCAAAGTACCGTACGCCCTAAGCATGACGTTAGTCTGCGAATCACTCAATCGTGGGCAAATTTTTCAAGCCCCGGTCAACACCACCATAAACACTCGCATCCAAACTCTTATATATCTGGTGTGTATTACATCCAAACAAACCCGAACGACAGAATTTATTTTTACAGGGACAAGTGGAAGCAAATAAAATTTCCATCAGAAAACTATAATGAATACAATTCTGAGAGCTGGTGGTTTGAGGCATTTGAAGGGCGGTTAATTTTATTCCCGTCATCACTGACGCATATGGTCCCAACAGTCGAGGGTGACACCATAAGGATTTCATTATCCTTCAATACGTTCCCCGTAGGCGTTGTTGGAGAAGAGGTTGAGCTAACAGGCTTGCGATTGGAGGTGTGATGGCTCACTTTGCAAAGTTAGATGAAAACAATATTGTTATCGACGTTAACTGCTTAGAAAATAGGGAATTGTTGGACGAAAACGGTGTTGAGCAAGAACAAAAAGGCATTGATTTTTTAACCAATTGGTCTGGGGGTTACAGCCTCTGGAGGCAAACTAGCTACAACGGCAGGATAAGAAAGAACTTCGCAGCTCTTGGGGATACATATGATGCTGCAAGAGATGCTTTTATTTCTCCGCAACCTTATCCATCTTGGGTGTTAAACGAAGACACATGCAGATGGGAGTCTCCGGTACCCATCCCTGATGATGGGCGGTTTTACAATTGGGATGAGCCAACAACAAGCTGGGTTGTGACGGAGTAACAATGTGTTCGGTTTTAGCGCCTATGCACAAACACCGTATGCGAGTACCGCAGGCGCAGTAACGCCCAGTAACGTAAGTCAGGTCGATGAAACAGCGACCGGCACTGATGTAGTAGTCAATAACCTTGAAGCGCTAGCACAAATAGCTGAAGCGGCGACCGGCACAGATGCAGTAAGTTCCACGCTAGAAGCAAATGCTCAAGTAACAGAGACCGCGACTGGCACAGATTCAGTAGAAGCATCAGCGCTACAACAAGGCGATATATCAGAAACAGCAAGCGCGTCTGATGCCGTCGATTCAATTCTGGCATACCAAGCCACCGTATCAGAAACGGCTACCGGCACTGATACAGCCAGCGCGGAACAAACAGCCAACGCGCAAGTCGCAGAAACGGCTACTGGATCAGATTCTTTAGAAAGCTTACAAGTCGCTCTGGTTGATGTTGACGAATCAGCGACAATTTCTGATACGCCTCAAGGCTTTCTTACTACAGAAGGAAACATCACAGAAGCCGCAACAGGTGCGGATGATATAAGTTCTGGCGCAGAACATTTAGTTACTACTGAAGAGACGGCAACAGGAAGTGATTCTTTAGCTGCACAGTTGGTTGTTTCGGGGCAAGTTGATGAAACCGCGAGCGGGCAAGACAGTACCTCTGCAAATGTAGATCAAGCAGCTTCTATTTCAGAAACAGGGGCGGCAGCGGACAGCGTTCAAAGCACGTTAGACGCAAGCGCAACAGTAGAAGAATCGTCGTCAATAGCTGATCTAGTCTCGCTTGGCAGTATTTACGGCGTAGCTATATCAGAGTCGGCTTCTGGGGGTGATACCACAACAGCAGACTTGATTGCCAATGCTAATGTAGACGAACTAGCCACCGGAACTGATAGCGTAATTGTTGAGGGTGTTTTTGCCAACGTAGAAGAATCGGCTACAGCAAATGATTTATTAATTGGCGATCTAATTACTGAGGCTTCAGTTCAAGAATCAGCTACAGCGGCTGACAATATAAGTTCCGAAATTGTAGGTATTGCAATCGTAGAAGAATCAGCGACAGCTACAGATACGGTACAGGCAACTTACACTTTAGTATCAACAGTAACGGAAGTCGCAGCCGGCGCGGATAGCATTTCTGTGTTTTTGGACGGAACGGTTAGCGTTTCCGAATCGGCTACAGGATCTGATTTTGTATCGACACTCAATATCTTTGACGAAAACATTGTTGAAACAGCATCGGCAACAGACACTATATCCGCAGGAATCCTGTTTTTAAGCAATATTATTGAGTCAGGAACTGCGTCGGATGTTTTGGTAGCGATACATTTTCTAAACGCAATCATAGCTGAGCTAGCTACAGTATCCGATAGTATTTCCACGATTGGTAGTTTTGGTGGGACAATACAAGAAGCGGCGCAAGCGTTAGATACTTTACTTCCAAGCGGGTCGTTTACAGTTGCGTTATCCGAAACGGCCACAGGATCAGATGCAGTCGATAGTAATTTCTTGTGGACACCAATTGATGATACACAGATAGCTAACTGGGGTGGAATAAATAGCGTACAAACCGCTCAATGGGGGCAGATAAGTAACATACAGTCCCCTAATTGGAATGAAATCAGCACGGTATGAGGTGAATTATGACTATTACACGCACAGATTTGTTAAAACTACCAATTATTGAGACTAACTCAGAAGTTGGCTCGTGGGGAAATGCCGTTAACAACGGCTTGACTGAGTATCTTGATATCGCAATTGCGGGCCTCACAGATTTAGATGGTAATAACTTTTCTGGATCGCCTAACTATCAGTTACTGCTAACGCTTACAACTGGCGACGCTAACGCAGATTATATTGCCTACAACTCCGCCCAATATTCGGCAATTAGAGTTCATGACTTGAATGCAAATTCAACGATCATAGCCCCTGCTTCATATAGGTCATACAAAGTTATTAACGCAGACAATTCACATACACTGACCATTAAAGCCGCCGGACAGACAGGCGTCACGGTAAACCCCGGTGCTTCACTTGTTGCCGTATTTAACGGCCAAGACTACGTAGGTCTTGGGGTGCAGGCTGCTGCAACACTAACGGCTGGGCAGCTTATCAAAGGAGGCGGGACTACGGTTGTTACACCTGCCACCCCCGGAACAGACTATGTAGCCCCCGGTACCCCAACAACATTTACTGCACTGCAAACATTTGCAGGGTCTGCTTCAAACCTAGCACAGACAATTTTGAATTCAACAGAGGTAGTGACAGTATCTGGGGGAGGTGTTCCAGCCACAGTTAACTACGACATAACAACGCAGTCAGTGCTTTATTACACGGGGGATGCTGCTGCTGACTGGACGGTAAATTTTCGAGCGTCTTCAGGAACAACGTTAAATACAGCGCTTGCGATTGACAGGAGCGTCACGGTTGCACTAATGGCAACACAAGGAGTCTCTCCAAGATACAATACAATAATCCAAGTGGACGGAAATACTATTACACCTAAATATCAGGGTGGGATCGCATGGTCGGCTGGTAACGCGTCGGCTATCGACGTATATGTTTATACAATTATCAAGACAGCATCTGCAACATTTACAGTATTAGCGTCACAAACCCAGTTCAAGTGAGCTTGATATGCCAATCATTCAGCGTTTAGGTTCCGCAAGCGCCAGAGGGTTTGGCTTTGGCAAGACAGGCGTCATGTATCAAAGCGCTGTACAAGAATCGGTGACCATAACAGACTCTCCATCCAGAGCTGTATCATACGATTCTGCAATAAGCGAGACCTCTACAGCGGCAGACGCAATAGCAAGCTTGCTTAATAGCTTAAATCAAGTATTAGAAACAGCCACTGGATCAGACTCAATCCAAGGTGATCGAGGCTTTTTAAACACCATCAATGAAACAGCCACGATAAGCGATATTATTAGCACGATAGGCGACCAAACTGTCATAACGGCAGAAACGGCAACTGCAACGGATGCTATTTCTAATATTGGGTCATTTAGTAAGACGGTTACAGAAACAGCGAGCATTACAGACACGCCGCAGCAGACGGTCCTTACAACGAACAATATTGCAGAAATGGGTACTGCAAGCGATGTAATTACATCAAACCGAACAACTTTAAACACAATAACAGAAGTTGCATTAGGCGACGACGAGGTAATTGGCGTGCCTTTGGCAAATCGGAGCGTTGCAGAAACAGCTACAGGGTCTGACTCTGTTTCTTTATCGGTAAGCCCAAGCTATTGGATGGCGGCATACTACGGAGCACTTACATCAGAACCGCAATACGGCACGACAGTTTATAAGGATGCTCAGGACAATATTTATATTACAGGTCAGGGTTCAGGTAACGGTGCAAGTTATGGTGTTAATGTAATTAAATACAATAAAGATGGTGTTCTTCAATGGCAAATAAAACTAGATGGGGGTACAACACAACAAGATGTTGGTTATGCAATAACCGTTGATTCGTCTGGTAATGTTTTTGTAGCTGGCGGCTATAACAATGATGGTAACACCTCACCTCCCGGTGGAGTTAGAGGCTTTATTGTCAAACTAAATTCTAGCGGCACAATTCAGTGGCAAAATTTATTTTGGCCTTCGCAAACAACCCCGATACAACAGTCTAATTTATCGACAAGAGTTTATGGGATGGTTCTTGATAGCTCAGGGAATATATACACAACAGGGTATACAAATTTCACTAGTAACTATTTATTTGTTGCAAAACACAATTCTTCTGGAGTTTTGCAATGGTTTACTCGGATGTTTCCTTTTAATTCCTTGGCTTCCGGCAGTGTTGGATACAGTATTAAAATAAATTCTTCAGGGAATTTAGTAATTGGAGGTACATACGCATACGGTGGGACTAATAATTACGTATCACCCGCCATATATATATTTAATACGTCTGGCAGTTTATTATCTAGTGTAAGAATGCAAGATTCATCTGGTGCTGGCGGAACGCGAAATTCACGATTTTTTAGTATCGCCTTAGATGCGTCAGATAATATTTATGCAACCGGAAGGATTGGAAGCAATTCATTTGGAACAAATAGACAGGGACCTATATTGTGTAAATTCGATAGCAGTTTGACTTTATTATGGACTACAGAATTACGAACTATAAATTCTTCATCTTTTTACGACAGCCCAGCATACGGAGTGACCGTAGACAGTTTTGGAAATCCTTATATTTCATATAGAGACGCGTCGTCCGCCTCTCCCAGTATATACCCAATTATATTAGTAAAATTTAATACATCTGGCGCTATTCAGTGGTCAAATAAAATATCAACGGTAAGCGGTAGCACTGTTCAACTCGGCTCAAATTGGTTAGTAAGTTCACCGACAAATTTAATAGCCGCTTGGTCAGACGCTGCTTCTTCTAACATATACACAGGGATTGCACAAGTTCCTTTAGACGGATCACGGACAGGTACTTATACGGTTGGTCCGTACGGACAGCCAACAACATATGCTTTACAAAGCATAACTCAAGCAACACTCAATTGGTTTACAGAAACCCCAACAACTACGATATCTGCTCCGGTTATGACAACACCAACAGCAACATTTAATAATTACACATCGACCCAATCCTCAACGACAGTTTATATATAGAGGTAAAGTAATTATGTTTGAGCTTCTCGGCGGCGGGTTGATGGGGTCCATATTTGGTGGCTTATTCAGGTTAGCACCTGAAATACTGAAGTTCTTGGACAAGAAGAACGAACGCCAGCATGAGCTGTCTATGTTCCAGCTTCAGACTGACTTAGAGAAGCTTCGTGGCGAGTTCAAGATGGAGGAGAAGTATGTTGATTACTCCATTTCGCAAATGGATACGATTAAAGAGGCATTTAAGGAACAGGCTACCACTGCTAAGGAAGCTGGGTGGCTTGCGTCTTTTATCACTGCTATTACCCGTCCGGGCCTTACTTGGATTGCTTTTGGCGTGTATGTGGCTGTTAAAGCAGCCGGTCTGACGATTGCGTTTCAAACCAACGCAAACTGGGCTGAGGTGCTGACTAAAAGCTATGATGAAGATGACTTCGCCATGCTCAATATGATGTTGACGTTTTGGTTTGTAGGGCGGTCCATCGAGAAGTACAACAAGTCGTGAATGAGGCAAAGAAGCTTTGTAAGGATGTATTGATCAAGCCCTTTGAAGGGCTGGCAAAGCGTTTGCCTGACGGACGAGTTCAAGCCTATCCCGACCCCGGAACCCGTGGGCATCCTTGGACAATCGGTTGGGGTGCAACCGGACCAGACATTAACCCCGGAACCATCTGGACGATGCAGCAGTGCGAAGAGGCGCTTGACCATCATATAGAATATTTCGTACAGGGCATAACCAAGCTTTCACCTAAGATTCAAACCGCACTACCGCGACGCATTGCCGCAGTGACAAGCTGGGTCTACAATTGTGGCCTAGGAAACTATCGGGTTTCTACGTTCAAGAAGCGCGTTGATGCGGGGGACTGGGATGGTGCGGCAGATCAATGTATGCTGTGGAATAAAGCTGCCGGTCGAGTTCTCCCCGGTCTCACCCGCCGTCGCGCTGCCGAAGCTGCCTTAATGAGGTAAAAATGCCACTTAAGAAAATACAATTTAAGCCCGGAGTCAACAAAGAAAATACGCGGTATACCAACGAAAATGGCTGGTATATCAGTGAGAAGGTGCGTTTTCGTCAAGGCACACCAGAAAAAATTGGCGGGTGGCAGCGCATCTCTGGTAGCACCTTTCAAGGAATTTGCCGCCTACTATGGAACTGGGTGACGCTTAGTTTTGATAACTTGTTAGCGGTTGGGACGAATCTTAAATTCTATATTGAGCGTGGCGGCAATTACTATGACATCACGCCAATACGTAAGACGGTGACGCTGGGTACAGACCCTTTTACAACCAACATTACAGCCGGAACTGCCAATCGGGTTTTAGTAACTGACATCGCACATGGCGCTAAGAATGGGGATTTTGTTACTTTTAGCGGGGTTCTGGCGCCTGTTGGGGGGATACCGGCTACTGAACTAAATGCTAATCATCAAATTGCAAACGTTACGACTAACACTTACACAATTACCGTTTCAACAAATGCTTCGTCAATAGCCACGGGCGGCGGTAGCACGGTAACGGCCAAATACGAAATCTCTGTAGGCCCAGCTATTCAAGGTGCGGTTATTGGTTGGGGTTCCGGCGGCTGGGGGCAAGGTACGTGGGGGATAGGTCTTCCCGGTACCGAACAGTTGAGGTTATGGGAGGCTGAAAATTGGGGGGAGGATCTTGTGTTTCTTCCTCGCGGCGGGGCGCTGTACTACTGGGATGCAACAACTGGGGTATCAGCTAGAGGGGTAGAACTTAATACGATTGGGGGGAGTGTAACTTTTACAGCCGCTTCTCCTACAGTCGTTACACTAAATGAAAGTAGTTTAGTAGAAGGCACCGCAGTTCAATTTAATGCTCCGGGCAACCCGCCCACAATGCCTTCTGGGATATCAGCAAATACAACTTATTACTTGCGAAATGTTGCTGGGGCCACAGCAAATATTTCTCTGGTTCCCACAGGACCGTTAGTTAATGCTGCGTCCACAGGGTCAAATGTTTACATATCGGAACTTGTAGATGTACCGACTAAAACGAACACATTTATTATTTCTGATGCTTCAAGATTTTTAATACTTTTTGGCACTACAGATTATGGTAGTGCGGTGCTAGACCCTATGCTTATTCGGTGGTCGGACCAAGAATCTTTAGTAGATTGGGTTCCCGCAGCTACAAGTCAGGCAGGATCTTTGCGGTTATCGCATGGGTCGGAAATTGTTACGGTGGTGCAAACTCGCCAAGAAATTGTTGTGTTTACAGATGCTTCGCTGTACTCATTGCAGTATCAAGGCCCACCTGTTGTGTGGGGTACTCAGCTATTAGGCGACAACATATCAATCATAAGCGCACATTCGGCAATCGTTGCATCAGGCATTGTGTATTGGATGGGGGTTGATAAGTTCTACAAATACGATGGTCGGGTGCAGACACTACGCTGTGATCTTAGACGGCATATATTTTCTAATTTAAATCCTTCACAAACCGACCAAATATTTGCAGGTACCAATGAAGGATTTAATGAAGTTTGGTGGTTTTATCCCTCACTAAATTCAACCGTAATAGACCAATACGTAGTGTATAACTATGTAGAAGATGTTTGGTACTACGGTACCATGGGGCGTACAGCTTGGAGTGATTCGGGGTTACGTGCTTACCCGCAAGCCGCAACCTACAGCTATAACGTCGTTAACCATGAATTAGGTTGGGATGATCAGACAAGTGAAACGCCGGTGGCTATTAACGCTTACATCGAATCAGCCGAATTTGATATTGAGGATGGGCAGAACTTAGCGTTTGTATACCGTATCGTACCTGACATTACGTTTGATAATTCGACTGCGGAGTCCCCGCAAGTTACGATGACACTGCTACCGCTCATAAATTCCGGCTCTGGGTATAACACTCCACAGTCAATAGGGGGCAGTTCTTCGGCAGCTATCCAGCGGCTTACGACAGTTAATATTGAACGGTTCACAGGGCAGGTGTACATCCGGGTGCGTGGTAGGCAGATGATCATTAAGGTTGAGTCTACTGATCTCGGTAATGCTTGGCAGATTGGCACCCCTAGAATTGATCTGCGTCTTGATGGTAGGGCCACAGGACAAGGTGTATGACCATCCTAAAAAACCCTCCGGCACCCAACCTGCCGCTTTCCCCAGAGATATGGGATGCTAGGTATCAGGATCAGTTTGCCAACGTTGTACGTCTTTACTTTTCCCGGATACAAAATGTTACGCAAAACTTACTTGGCACTAACGGTGGGCAGTTTATTGACTGCCCTAATGGGCTATTTTTCAACACCGCCGACCAAACCTTTGCGGCTATCAATACTGCATACCCTGTAGTTTTTAACAACTCATACCTGAACAACGCCGTTGCGTTACAGGCCGGAAGCACCTCTAGGGTAGAAGTTAGCGTTAATGGGGTGTACAACTTTCAGTATTCGGGGCAAGTTAAGACAACAAGCTCGGGGGATAAAAACCTGTATCTCTGGATTGCACGTAACGGTACCAACATAGGCTACTCAACCCATGCGTGGACATTCCACGATAACAACCACTACGCGGAAATAAGCTGGAACTTTAATATTGACTTAGTTGCCGGGGAGTACATAGAATTGCAAATTGCTGCGGATAGCACCGCCATAAGGTTGGATGCAGAAGCTGCAACGGCTCCCCACCCCGGTATACCGTCAGGCGTTTTAGCGGTAAACTTTATCGCTCCGTTACCCGATCCAAGGCCCACACCACCATGAACGAAGAAGAAATTCAAAATATCCAACGTATTGTAGTAGAGCATTTTACTAGGCAACTAGGCGGCGACCAAGAAAAAGTTGAAGTAGCGCTTAGGGAAATAGCGGCTGCTATACAAAAAGAAGGAGATAAACTCATATACTCCGACATTACAAAAGAAATTGTATTTTTAATATCTGTACGCGGTAAGAATATCGTTGAATTTCACGCTATGATTGGGGGAAACCCTAAAGAAGAAGAAAAGTTTAATATGCTTGAAAAAGAACTTCCTTACTTATTTGAAAAGTTAAAAAGTTTAGGGGTTTATATTGCGTATATATCTTCTCCTGTTAAATTGTTTGGGCCATTTAAAAAGTTGTTAGATAAGTTTGGGTTTAAAAATTCTAAAGAATTTAAAGATGATAAAACCCCTGTAATTGCTTACTATAAGACATTATTCAATGGAACTTAATATAGATCATCTGAAGCCAATAAAGCCGCCTAATCTAGCTGATGGGGTTAGGGATTCTTTACCCTCCATACGTGACCAAATGTTAACTGAAGCTAAGTATGATGAGTTTCTTTCTTTATACAAAAAAGAATTAACTAACGGCGCGTTGACCCCTGCGGAATTTGAATACAAACATCATTTTACAACTGTTCATGAAGACTTTGGTTGCGCGTTGTATGGGCGGGAAATGCACTTAAAAAAGGGGACTATTGTAGTTGGTGCCACCCATAAGCACCCCGCAATTATTGTTTTATTAAAAGGTGAGATTGCTGTTGTTTCTCAAATGGGGCGGCGGGTTATGAAAGCCCCTTGTGTTTATGCTTCTGATCCCGGTGTACGTCGGATAGGGTTTGTTTTAGAGGATTGTATTTGGGTAAACGTTATAGCTACCGCGCATGTAGGAGAAGATAACTTATCAAAAATTGAAGCCCATCATGTTGTTACTCCCCCCAAAATAGAGAGTTAATAATGGCGTTTTTTGTTATTATCCCCGCTGCCGCTACCGGTCTAGTTGCTATAGGTTCTGCTGTGGCCGCAGGGGTTGCGGCGTTAGGTACGGCAGTAGCTGGAGTAGTCGGTATATCAGCTACAGGGGTACTTGCTTCTGCTATTGGGGCGGGAACTATATCCGCAACTATAACCGCCATAGAAGGCGGAGGCGTTGAAGACATACTTAAGTCTGCTGTAATTGGGGGGGTTACTTCTTATTTTGGGGGGACAATCGCGTCTGAAATCGCAGGTAGCGTTGCTATGTCTGGCGCAACAATTGCTGCCGATCTAGGATTTGCTGATCTTGCTAGTTCACTTTTTTCTTCATCAGAACAAATTGTTAAATCTGCGCTTACTTCTTCTTTTAGTGCGGCTATAAGTGGAGCGGACCCTGTTAAAGCATTAGTAAAAGGGGGGTTAAGTGCCGGGGTAAGTGAAGCAGTTGGCAAAACAATCGATAGTGTAGTTGGCGGTATTCCTGAGATTGACAAGATAAGAGCAAGTTATGGTGGTAGTGCGCTAGAACGGGCATTAAAAACTTCAGTTGCTGCCACGCTTGTGTCAGGGGCAGATTTTGATAAAGCGTTTGTAAGTTCTCTTAAAGCTACTGGAGTTAATACATTATTTAACGAAGTTACTAAAACGTTTAAAGATTTAGCGCCAAAGCTAAACACTGATGGGGCACTACTACAACAATCAGAAGAACAGGTTAGTGGGCTTATTAGACGAGAAAGGGATGTAAAAACTCAGATAAACAGTTTTCTCCCTGAATACGAAGCAGCAGCCGAACCTGTTAACGCCTTAATAACACAAGAAAAACAATATCTTGATCTATTAAATAATACTTATATCCCTCAAGCACGAGCGATAGATGAAGAAGTTAATAATCTCAATGCGATAGTTGCGGCTGCTCAAGATCCTAATCACGGGATGAATCATCCGTTCTACCAAAAAAAGCCTTACATGTGGTTTTCAAACAGAATAGGTAGTCAAATAGGGGATTATAAATTTCAAACTATAACCTATCCGGTTGAATATCAGGACGAAAACGGTGGCGGCAGTTACATGGCTACAGTAGCGGGAGCGGTAAACACACGTACAGGGGCGCAATTTTTTGATTTGGGAGCACTTGTTGATGACATAAATGCAAACGGAACGGCGTTAGCCAATAAAGCGGACACGTTAAAAACAAATATTGACGGTGCAAAAGCAGGGCTAGCTACTGTTAAGTCAGAATTCGATAAGATTTACCCCACATTCCAGCCAGTGCAGTCTAGGATGGATGAGTTAATGGGGGATCTAGACACAATTAAAGATGAATTTGATGCAATTAAGCCCACACTAGACGCTCGCCAAGACGCTTACGAAACCACGCTAAAACAGTTTATACAACAAGAATCAAATAACGCTGCCGTTGTTGCCGATGTACTTGAAGATCTTCCTGAAGCGGAAGCTACATGGAAAGCGTACATGCGTGCAGATGCTGCGGACGCGGACTTAGCTGCACTTTATAGATTAGGTAAAGGCGACCTTTCAGCGGGGGCTAATTTAGTTAAAACTATTTCTGCGAGTTACGCAGATAAAGTAGGTGCCGGTATCGCGGGCAATTTAACGGAACCAGAAGTATCTAGGTTAAAAACAGACTTAGTTGAATATAGCAGGCAAAGTAGTTCGGGGATGACCTTATCCGAATTTTGGGGGTGGATGAAAGGTCAACCCACAGTCGAAGTACGTACGGAAAAAATTACTAATATTTATCATGATAATAACAAGCCCGCCGCTATAGACGCTTTAACTGGGGATTACGGCAAATTTCAATTACCTGAAGGAACTAGACTAGCTACATCTAGTGAAGTAGCAACCTTTCTTGAAAAATGGAACAGCCCAGCAGGAAGCGAAGATGAATCTTTAAGCGTCAACGCATTTGCAAATAAATACCTTCCAGCAGGTGCCAAGTTTGTTAGTGGGGGTAATGGTAACTGGTTTATATATACCACGACGCAAGATGGAGCTACGTTATCAAATCCTGTAGCAATTAGAGATGATACTGCGGCGCTAGGAGTAGTAAACGCACTTAATATAACAAAAAGTCTTATAGATAAATATGGTGGTAACACTACGACTGCTGCCGTAGTAAAAGATATTCTTGCAGTAGGAACGCAAGGAACCGCTGAATTTACAAGAATAATGAGTGATTTGGTTTGGGCTACAGGACTTGTAAAACGAGACAATGTTGTTGCCCGAGTAGCAGACGCAGCCACTAAATGGGGGGCAAATACTCAGTCTGATATTACCAAAGCTCAAGAAAAAAATATTACCGATAGAGTAGCCGCTCAAACAGGCGCGATTAATAAATCCCTTGAATTTTTTAGAGCTGCTTACGATAACCCTTTAGGGTTTATAACTTTTGCTGGTAAAGAAGCTATTCAAGAAGTCTTCCCCCTACTAGCAAGCGGCGGTGTTGGGCGAATGATGATTGCGGTTGGGCAGCGCTCCATGGCGTTTACTGCTGCTACCGGGGTTAATGGTTTTATGAACGCCGGGGAGTCGTTTAGTAGTAACTATACCGAAACTTATGACAACGTATTAAAAAGAACAGGTAGCGAAGAACTAGCTAAAACTCAAGCCGCTAAATCAGGATGGCTTGCTGCTGGAGTCGGGCTTGTGTCTTCTGCGGTGGGAGATAGTACGTTAGTTAAAGCATTTATGGGAGATTTAAGACAGCAGTCCGTAAATCTTCTAGCAAAAGAAACTACTAAAGGGTATCTTACTGAATGGGGGGAAGGCTTTGCACAAAACGTAGCTATGCAATATACCTCGTTTGGGAAAGTAAATTGGGATCAAGCCCAAACTGCTGGGGCGCTTGAAGCGGGTATAGGGGCAACAGTTACTGTCAGCACACTAGCACCGGGGACTATTAATTATTCCGCGCTTGTCGCTAAGGACGCTGCCGGTAACCCAGTTACGCTTCAACAATATATAGACGGCACTAAATCGGTTGCACCTGACACATTAGACCTTAACGCTAAACTTGGCGGTAACTTAACTATTAGGGACATGACCAACTATGGGTCTTTGGTAGATCAAGATAGCCCTATAACAAGTGAAGAGTATTTTCGCACTGCTTCAGAATTACGTGCAGTAGGTATTGACCCAACATTAACTGTTGTTAATGAAGTCGTAGGGCAAGTTGCGGAACTTTCAGGGGCACCGCTTTCTAAAGCTATTCAGGATTATATAGATCCAAGAACTACTGATTTTGCTGAAGCCAAGCAGACAATGTTAGATCTTGGGTATAAAAATCCAACAGACGCAGAAGTTGTTCAATTTGCTAAAGTAGGGTTGGAAGCAGATACGGCAAAAGAAATTCAAGCGTATGTAACAACTAAAACTAACGAAGCCGCAAGTCAAGGCAGGGTATATAACGGTACTATTTATCCCAGTAAAGACGCTGCTGATTTTGCTAAAGCCACTGCCGAAGGTCGAGTCTACAACGGTACTGCTTATGCTACTGTACAAGCCAAAAACTTAGCTGAAGCCACCGCACAAGGGCGGGTTTATAACGGCACTATCTATACAACCGCTGCGGAAGCAACTAATGCTAAGAACTTAGCAGACGCTACTGCTGAAGGTCGAGTATTTAATGGGGTGATCTATGCTACTAAAGCGCAAGCTGAGGCTGCGAATAATTTAGCCACCGCCACTGCCGAAGGACGGGTTTATAACGGTACTATTTACGCTACAAAAGAAAATGCAAATTTTGCTAAAGCTACTGCCGAAGGCAGGGTCTACAATAATACTGTTTACGCTACTGCGTCGGAAGCAACTAATGCTAGGAACATAGGAACCGCAATAGCAGAGCAAAGATATTATAACGGTACTATTTACACTACTAAAGCTGAAGCCGAAGCTGCTAAGAACTTAGCAGACGCTACCGCGCAAGGGCGCGTGTTTAACAATACTATTTATGCCACTAAAGCTGAAGCTGACACGGCTAAAGGGTTGGCGCAAGCAACTGCCGAAGGCAGGGTGTTTAACGGAGTAATTTACGATACCAAAGAAGCAGCGGCATCTGCGGCTAGCGTTGCAAACCAAGTTAATTCAATTGTGACTGATACTGGGCTAAGTAACGATGCTAAAGCTACGGCAATTGTAACCATAGCAAACAACGCAGGGCTAAATAATACTCAACTTGCAGAGGTGTTACAGATAGATACTGAGGTGGTAGATGGGTATTTAGCAATCGCACAAGGGCGGGTCTATAACGGGGTTACTTACGCTACTAAAGCTGAAGCCGATGCAGCTAAAGCCTTAGCTGAAGCCACTGCACAAGGGCGGGTTTATAACGGCACTATTTACGCTACTCAAGGGGAAGCAAATTTTGCTAAGGCGGAAGGCGAAGGACGGGTGTATAGCGGTACTGCTTATCCTACTGTAGAAGCCAAAAACTTAGCCCAAGCTACTGCCGAAGGCCGAGTCTATAACGGTACTATTTACGGCACTGTAGAAGCCAAAAACTTAGCCCAAGCCACTGCCGAAGGCCGAGTCTATAACGGCACTATTTACGGCACTGTAGCAGCCAAAAACTTAGCCGAAGCCACCGCACAAGGGCGCGTATTTGGGGGGACCATTTACGACACAAAAGAAGCGGCGGGTTTAGCTAAAGCAACTTCAGAAGGTCGGGTGTATGGTGGAGTTACTTACACTACTAAAGAAGATGCGGACTTAGCTAAAGCAACTGCCGAAGGGCGGGTATTTAACGGGGTTACTTATAACACCAAAGATGCAGCGGATAAAGCTAAGGCTGTTTTTGAAGGGCGCGTCTATAACGACCAAGTTTTTGCAACCAAAGCTGAGGCACAGCTTGCAGAAGCTACTGCACAAGGGCGGGTGTATAACGGTACTATTTATGCTACAAGCCAGCTAGCACAATTTGCCCAAGGAACTGCCGAAGGTCGAGTGTATAACGGCACACTCTACCCTACTAAAGCTGAAGCTGATTTTGCAAAATCTTACGCCGCAGCAGAAGCAGCGGGTAAAGCGTATAACGGCACTATATATGGAAGTAAATTACTTGCAGATAGGGCTAGGGCGACAGATGAAGGTCGGTATTATAAAACTATAATATATGAAACAAAAGAAGCGGCTGACTTTGCCAAAGCTACTGATGAAGGACGAGTCTATAACGGAGTTGTATACCCAACCAAGTACGACGCAAAAGAAGCTGCGGGGTATGCTTATAACGGCGTTATATATGAAACTAAAACAGGTGCAGAGAGGGCTAGAGCTGAAGCAGAAGGTAGGTATTATAACGGTAAAGTTTACGGCACCATAGAAGAAGCAAACTTAGCTCAAGCCACTGCCGAAGGTCGAGTCTATAACGGCACTATATATGACACTAAAGAAGCAGCTATTTTTGCTAAGGCAGAAGGCGAAGGTCGAGTATATGGTGGAATTGTTTATCCTACAAAATTAGCTGCTGATACTGTCAAAGCAAAAGATGAAGGTCGGTTTTACAACAACAAAATATATGAAACTGTAGAAGCCAAAAACTTAGCTGAAGCCACCGCACAAGGGCGAGTCTATAACGGCACTATATATGACACTAAAGAAGCAGCTACTAATGCAAAGAATTTTGATATCGCTGTATCCCAAGGCAGAGTATATGAAGGTAAAATTTATCCATCTAAAGCTGCTGCGGATTTAGTCAAAGCCACTGCCGAAGGCCGAGTCTATAACGGTACTATTTACGGCACTGTAGAAGCCAAAAACTTAGCCCAAGCCACTGCCGAAAATCGAATCTACAACGGTAC